AGACGCTTTCGTAGAAGGAATTATGGAAGGTAAAGAGTGGATTTGGGAAAACGGTGTCATTAAACAAAAAGAGCTAGAAGAATATAAACAATACATTAATGAGGCAAAACGACTAAAAATAGCGGATGCTAAGGCAAAAGTATTTGAATCGTTCCTTAAAGGAATGTATTAATATAAATATCTAGCAAAGAGAAAAAAATAATTATTTTTTTAAATTAAGGAGAACTTCATATGGCCGAAACAGAAAAAACGGTTAGCGAAAACACGGTAGCAGACGCTCCTAAAAAGAACGCTGTTGCTAGTGAGCCTACGCCATTGAAAAATGACGCCGAGGATTTGGGAAAAGCTGTAGTTAAACCTACAGACGAAAATCCAAAAGCTAACAAAAGTACTAAAGAAGTTTCTGGACAAGCACCTCAAAAGAATCAAGGTAAAGCTGACGCTATGCCTACTCTTAAAGGTGAAGCTAAAGAAACTGATTCTGAAGGTAAGAAGATTTCCGAGGGAGATGTGCCTGACGGTCTAAAAAAATTCCTAGACAAAAAAGATGATAAGAAAGAATCTAAAGACGCTGAAAAAGAAGTGGCTAAAGAGGATACTTCATCTAAGGAAGACCAGAAAGCAAAAGATGTTGATGTTAAGGAACACATTGACGCTTTAACCTCTGGAGAGAAAGACTTGTCGGAAGAATTTAAAGCCAAGGCTGCTACTATATTTGAAGCTGCGATTAAATCTAAAGTAAAAGAAATCACAGAATCAATGGAAGCAGACTATAATAAGAAATTTGAAACTGAAAGTGCGAAAGCAAAATCTGAACTCACAGAAAAAGTTGACAACTATTTAAATTATGTTGTTAATGAGTGGATGAAAGAAAACGAACTTGCTATTGAAAAAGGTATCAAGGGAGAAATTGCTGAGGACTTTATTAACGGTCTGAAAAAACTTTTTGAAGACCATTATATTGATGTACCTGATGAAAAATATGATGTGTTAGAAGACCAAGCTTCAAAGATTGAAGAATTGGAAAAGAAACTTAACGAAGAAATCGGAAAAAATGTTGAATTGAATAAGAAAGCAAATATATTAGAGAGAACTGACATTTTAGCTGATGTTGCTTCTGACTTAGCAGAAACCTCAAAAGAGAAATTTGCTAAACTAACAGAAGAAGTTGAGTATTCCGACGCTGAAACTTTTAGAAAGAAATGTGAAACTATTAAAGAATCATATTTTGGAAATAAAAAAGAAGCGAATTCTGACAGCGAAGTAGATAATGCGGTAGCAGGACAACCTAATGTACAAAATACAGAAGACTTGTCTAATGCAATGGCTGCTTATACTACCGCTATTAGTAAAACTAAAGACATTAAGTTGTCTGTAAAATAATAATAGAGAGAGGAAAAAGATATGTATTTATCTGAAAACTACCAAAAGAAATGGCAGCCAGTATTAGACCATCCTGATTTACCAAAAATCAGCGATACCTATAAACGAGCTGTTACCTCTGTCATTCTGGAAAACCAGGAAAGAGCACTTAAAGAAGACGCTCAATTTATGACAGAAGCTGCTCCTGCCAATCAGACTGGTGCTAACATCGCTAACTGGGATCCAATCCTAATTAGTTTAGTTAGAAGAGCTATGCCAAACCTTATCGCTTACGATATTGCTGGCGTACAACCAATGTCTGGTCCAACTGGACTTATATTTGCTATGAGAAGTAGATATAAAACACAAGATGGAACTGAAGCATTATTTGACGAAGCTGAAGCTAAATTTTCTGGAAATGCTGCTAACGCAAACATTCCTGGATCAGCTGGTACTTCATCAAATTCACAAACAAACCCTAGCGTACTTAACGATGGTTCGCCTGGAACATACACAGCTGGTGCTGGTATGGCTACTGCTACGGCAGAAGCACTAGGTGACGCTTCTGGAAACGCATTTGCTGAAATGGCATTCTCAATTGAGAAGTCAACGGTAACTGCTAAGTCCAGAGCACTTAAAGCTGAGTACACAATGGAACTAGCACAAGACCTTAAAGCAATTCACGGCTTAGACGCTGAAACTGAACTTGCTAATATCTTGTCAGCAGAAATACTTGCTGAAATCAATAGAGAAGTAGTTAGAACAATTTACATCAACGCTGAAAAAGGTGCTGCTGTAGATACTACAACTGCTGGAATCTTTGATTTAGATACTGACTCAAACGGAAGATGGTCAGTTGAGAGATTTAAAGGACTTATGTTCCAACTAGAAAGAGACGCCAACGCAATTGCTGTTAGAACTCGTAGAGGAAAAGGAAACATTATAGTTTGCTCTTCTGATGTGGCTTCTGCATTACAAATGGCTGGCATACTTGACTATACACCTGCATTAAACAATAGTCTTAATGTTGACGACACAGGCAATACATTTGCTGGTGTTCTTAACGGAAGATTTAAAGTTTATATAGACCCATATTCTGCAAACACAGCTGCTAAACAATTTTATGTAGTTGGTTATAAAGGCACAAGCCCTTATGACGCTGGTATGTTCTATTGCCCATATGTACCTTTACAAATGGTTAGAGCAGTTGGTCAGGACACTTTCCAACCGAAAATCGGTTTCAAAACAAGATACGGCTTACAAGCAAATCCTTTTGCTGAAGCTTCATCTAGTTCAGACGCTGTTATTGACGGTGCTGGTGCTGCTAATGCGAACAGATATTACAGAAGAGTACAAGTAGTTAACCTTGCGTAATTGCAAATAACTATTATACAATTCTAT